CTTCTTCACGGGAGCAGAGCTATGAAAGAGTCTATGAGAGATTTTTCAGGCTGGAAATACACTAGCGCCGATAATGACGTTATTATATCGCCGGACGGACGGTCTAGTATTAGCATTGCGGACCCCGAAGTAGCCGAATGGCTAGACGATGGTAACACCCCAGCCTCTTTCGTTGCCCCCATCAAGACATACAAAGAACGTCGCGCCGACGAGTACAATCTAAAGAGCATGGGCGAGCAGTTCGGAATGCAATACGATGACGCTAAGAACAGCACAACGACTTGGGTCGATTGGCAGACTGAAATTAAAGTAAGAATCCCGGAGTAAAAAGATATGACTGAGTCGAGAGTACTTACTACGGACGATATAGAAATGATAGCAGAACGCGCTGCCGATAAAGCGTTAGAAAAAGTATACGCCGAGGTAGGGAAATCTATGGTAAAAAAGTTTTTTTGGGCTGTCGGACTAGTCGTAATTACTGCGGCTGTTTGGATTAGTAGCACTAAACTTTAATGGCGGCGTGGCCTACAAACTACCCTCATAAGGGTTATGGGCGTAGGCAATACAGTCAGGGAAGCTATGGTAAAGATATAGTTATAGGAGGATTTGGACGAAAACCTAATAGGGCAACAATAAAAAGATTAATAGCCCAACAACAAAGAGACGATGAGGAAGTAACCGCTTTGCTGTTACTAAAAATCATGGGGGGTAGTTAAATGGATATAGATACAAAACAAAATTATAATAAGATGTTAGATACTCTAGGCACAGAAGGCTGGGGAATCATAAGAGAAAGACTTATTGAAATGTTTAACCAACAAAATAACTTGTTGTCAATCTCTGAAGAAAAAACTTTTTGGCAGCAGCGAGGTGCGCTAGGTATGTTGCATCTTATTATAGAGTTTGAAGAAGTGCTTAAAAACGAATTAGCGCAGGCAGAAGAGGCTGAGAACGATGATTAATGATTATCGTTGTTTAAACTGTGACCGCATTTTTGAAAGGTGGTCCAAAGAAGCTGAGTTGTCTTGCCCTTGTCGTTTAAAGCAAAGCGCAGAAAAGATTATTTCGGGCGGGAAATTCTCATTACCCGGAATAGACACAGGATTTCCTACCGCTTCTGATAAATGGGCGCGGAGACATAGGAAAGCAAACCACCATAACTTGGAAAAGTTAGGTATACCACATTAATGTTTCCCCTAAAGGGTTAAAACAGGAGAACTCGTATGGCTGATAAATTAGTCGAGTCAGATTTGGGTGAGTTGGACAGTATAAATCATAACGATTTAGCAGAACAACTCAAAGCGGAAAAGATAACTAGTGACGATAACACTAACGAACTTGCAGGGGAAGCCAGTGTGGAGTCTACGGCTCCAGAAACACCTGTTCCTCCAAAGTTTGAAGGAAAGAGTGTAGAAGAAATTGTTGACTCATACAGTAATTTAGAAAAACAGTATGGTAGACAAGGAAACGAACTCGGAGAACTTCGGAAACTAGCCGACACGTTAATCCAAAAAAACTTACAAGAATCTCAAACAAATCCAGAACAGGATGCTTTACCTCCGTTAAAAGAAGATGATTTTTTAAACGACCCGGTGAACTCTGTTCGTAGAATTGTTGAGGAAGCTTTGCAACCTATTAAGGGAGCTTTAGAGCAAACGTCTACAGAAAGTACAATCGGTCGTTTGCAAAACAAGCATCCAGATTTGGAACAAATCGTACAAGATATCGATTTCCAAAAATGGGTTATGGAAAGTTTGCCGAGACAGGAAATGTGGCAGAAAGCTAGTACTGGGGATTTTAATTACGCAGACGAACTCCTCAGTCAGTACAAAACACTGCATGGTCAACATGCCGCTGTACAAGAACAGCATGTACGGACTGAGAAAGAAAAAGAATTACAAGCTGCAACAACTGTAGCAGGTGGCTCCTCTTCTGACGCTGGTCAAAAAAGTAAAACTACTTATAGACGAGCAGAGTTAATTCGGTTGCAGATTGAAGACCCTAAAAGATACTTAGAGCTTTCGCCAGAAATTTATCAAGCATACAGCGAAGGCAGGGTAAGATAATCCTGCACGTTTTAAACTTTACATAGGAGAAAGCTAATGGCTAACTTTTCAGCCGCACAAGCTATGAATACAACCACTCAGGCTACGTTTATACCTGAGTTGTGGTCAAATGAAGTAGTTGCTGCATATAAAAGTAATCTTGTTTTAGCGAACTTGGTTACAACGATGAGTCACACTGGTAAGAAAGGCGATACGGTCCATATACCGAAACCAACTCGCGGTTCTGCTAGTGCTAAAACGTCCCGACAACAGGTGACGCTTATTTCTGCTACCGATACGGAGATTTCCATTAGTATCGATAAGCATTATGAGTATAGCCGCTTAATCGAAGACATCCTTGATAAGCAAAGTCTCTCTAGCATGCGTCAGTTTTATACGGACGATGCGGGTTTCGCGCTAGCGAAACAAGTGGACTCAGACCTTTGGAATTTAGCAGAAGGTTTGCAGGGTGGCACGGTAGACGCCTCTAATTTCGGAGGTACTGCTGTAATTGGTTCAGACGGAACCACTGCCTTTACTGGCGGTAACGAAGCCGCGCTAGCCGATGCAGGTATTCGTAAAGTAATTCAAACTCTGGATGACGCTGATGTACCTATGTCAGATAGGTTCCTCATTATCCCTCCGGTTGAAAAGAAGAACTTAACGGGTATTGCTCGCTTTACGGAGCAAGCTTTCACTGGTGAAATCGGTGGTGGGAATACGATTCGTAATGGATTGGTTGGCGATATTTACGGAATCCCCGTTTATGTTTCCTCGAACTCCCCTACGGATAGTTCCCGAGCATGTCTGCTTGCACATAAAGGTGCCTTGGCACTAATCGAGCAGATGAGTGTTCGTACTCAAACGCAGTACAAGCAAGAGTTCTTGGGTGACTTGTTTACCGCAGATACCATTTATGGTACTGGAGAGCTTCGTGATGATGCTGGTGTTTTGATTGCGGTTGCCGCGTAACTAAGCTTTAGTTTAAAGGAGATTTAACATGGCTTTACCAACAAGTACAAACTACGGGCAATCTGTGACTAAATACGCAGTTGCCTCGGAAACTAAAGACTGGGGTAGCCTTGCTGATGCAGCTACTGAAACTGCGGAGGATATTACTGTAACTGGTGCGCAGCTTGGAGACTTTGTTTTGGTATCTATGAGTATTGATACCGCAGACCTATTACTTAATGGGACTGTTACTGCGGCTAATACGGTTACCGTCACGATAAATAACGAATCGGGTGGTACAGTTAACCTAGCATCAGCTACGCTGTATGTGATGGTTATACCACGCGAAGTTATCTAAGTTCACGGGGGGAGGTAAAACTCCCCCTATTTTTAGGAGTTTAATATGTCTTCAGCCGCAGTTACAGTATTAGACATGGTGAATAAGATACTCGTAAGGCTTCGAGAATCTGTAGTGAGCAGCATTGACGGCACTGACCAGTCTTCTACTATTTTAAGGCTGATAAACGATGCTAAACGAGAAGTAGAAGACGCGTTTAATTGGACAAGCTTACAAGAAACTATCACTATCCCTACGGTAGCTAGTACACATACATATGCTTTGGAAGAAAACCCAATATATACAAACCAACGTACTAGAATAGTAGATGTGTATAACACGACAACTAGCGTAAGGTTACAGGGTGTACCTTATGACTACGCTAGGCAACAATCACAAACAACGAATAACGAAACAGCGGAGCCGGTGCAGTACGCTGTCGCAGGAGTAAACGCTACGCAATCGTTAAACATTCGGTTCTATCAGACACCCGACGCTGTTTATAACATGGACGTAGAGTGTGTAATACCTCAAGAAGACTTAAATGGGGATACACAATATACTAAAGTTCCTTGGAATCCAGTGTACTTACGAGCTTTGGCCTTAGCTATTAGAGAGCGCGGAGAAGACGAGGGAGAACAAAGCTCTGACATACAAAGAGCATATCAACAAGCTATCGGTGATGCCATTGCGTATGAACAAACACATAAATGGCAATCTCAAGGTGGTGGTGACTGGACAGTTCTCGGAGATTATTGAGTATGCCAAGTCAAGTACAGTCGCTGGTTTTAAGAGCACCCGGAATATACGGACTCAGCACTGAGGGAGAGCAGATACAAGCTCAACCTACCTTTGCTCGAACCGCTAACAATGTTTCTTTTGATTCTGTTGGTAGGTTAGGAAACCGTAAAGGATTCAGTTCTACTAGTTCCCAGTATCCGACAACTTTGGGAGCCGACCCGATTACTCCTGCTAGCGCTACTGCAGGCGACTCTGATGGTTTGGCCGAAGGCGCTAGACCATCAAGTACTTTTACTTTGGTTGGAGGAGGTCTGACCGCCGGACAGAACTCAAGGTATGTGCGTGCTACGGGGTTTGCCATAGGTGTCGATGCGGCGAATGTCAATATAGGTGCTGATACAATAACTATATCAAGTCATGCGTTGTCTACTACAAATAGTATGACATACAACAACGGGGGTGGGACTACACTCGCAGGACTAGTGCATACCTCTACTTACTACGTTATTAAGGTGGACGCTAACACTATAAAATTAGCTAGTAGTTATGATAACGCTGTTATTGGTACAGCCATAGACTTAACAGGTACTGGAAACGACGCACAGTATTTTACAGATGGTGATAAGACAATCACTTTTACGGGCACAAACATTCTTAATGTGGCAATAACGGAAACATTATCTTTGCCTACAACGAATGGACCTGTTTATGGTACGACATTATTTAAGACTATCACTAAAGCAGAAATCTCTAGCTATCCTATAGCACAAGTTACATTAGGCTTTCAAGGTTCTACCATTGTTACTATAGCACACACAGCGCACGGTAGAATTGTAGGAGATGTAGTAACCCTTAGCGCTGCTACTGCTACGTCAGGCATTGATGCAAGTGTTTTGAATAGTTCGCACAGTTTGTCTACTGTAGTAAGTGCTAATGCTTACACAATTGTGGTTCTTGATAGTAGCACGGGAACCTCAGCCGGTGGTGGGTCTAGCGTTGTGGCGCAGTTTGTAGGACTTTTAGGAAACCCGGACATAGAACAGCTATTCCAATACAACGCCTCCGGGGGTAATAAATTAATTGCTACCGCTACAGTAGCCAGTACGAGAAAGATTTTTAAACTCGACTCTCCATACAGTGCTTTTGAAGACATTACAGGTAGCATTAGTCCGTCAGGAAACGATTGGCAGTTCGTAAACTTTGACGATAAAGTTGTAGGAGCTAGAACAAGTAATGCTATGGTTGCATATACAGGCTCTAGTACTTTCGCAAATATTAGTGCTGCTAGTGGTGCAGTACCTGATGGTAATATAGTACACAGCGCTTTCGGAAGACTCTGGGCACAAAAAGCAGACACTGGCGTTGGGCAGAATGTTATAGCTTATTGCGCTCTACTTGATGAAACACACTGGTCTACTGGGGGTGGTGAAATAGATTTGATGTCCAACAAAGGCTCTGTCCATACAGGCTTTGATGAACTAACTGCAATCTCCTCGTTTGATGGCTACCTTGTAGCGTTCCTACGAAACAGTATTGTAGTTTTTGATACTCCAGAAGACCCCGGCAACCTTGTAATTGAACAAATAATCCAAGGTATCGGGTGTACTGCAAGAGACTCTGTGCAACAGGTAGGCAACGATATTTACTTCTTGTCTGCAACAGGGGTTCGTTCTTTGAAGCAGGTGGTCTTCACCACTAAAAGGGTAGAGATGGGAGAAGTTTCTATCGTAGTCAGAAAAGATTTAGTAGAGGATATGAATACCCCTACAGGAAATCTTTCAAAAATTCGTAGTCAATATAACCCAGAAGAACGGCAGTACTGGTTAAAAGCTCCGGGTGGAAACATCTGGGTTTTTCACAACGACAACATAGAACAAGACCAAGAACTTACAAGGATAACTAAGTACACAGAGACGGATTGGTATAGCTTTGTATACTTTGAGCAAGATACTTTCCTAGCCTACAAGGGATGTATAGGAAAGTACTCAGGATATTCTGATGTAGATGTAACAAACTCTCCCCCAGCCGCAAAAAGTTATAGCTGTCGGTGGGCCAGCACCTACGCAGATTTTGATAGTTCAAAAATAAAGATATTAAAAAATATCGGAGTAACTATTTTTGGCGCTGGCGGACAACAAATCACCATAGACTGGGACGTAGATATCGGACAAGACTCA